CTTGTGCCGCGAAGCTGGCTTCCACAACACCATCAACTGAAGATGATATTGAAAAAGATGTAATGATACAACTTCCTGAGATTTTAGTATTGTTTGATGATGATGCCTCGCCTGAAGGGTAAGCTTCAAAAGTTGCGATAGCTTCTTCACCTGTCTTAGATACTAATTCGTCAAGTTTTTCTTGGACTGTGTTTGTGCCGTCAAAATATACTTCACCTGAGATTGTAAAAGTATGCAATCCTGGTTTGTATTGTCTTGAGCCACCTGAGCCCATATTTGTTGTTTCTACTGTGTCTTGTGTTTGCTCAATACTGAATGATCTTAGGTTACCAACAGCTGTCAATGATAAAGAATCACCTGTATCAGCAAGTTTAAGAGCACCGTCAAAGCCATTAAATGTAGCCATTTTTAGTCTCCTTTGTTTTCATCTGAAGGATTAATTTCCTCAGATATTTCTTTGGTTTTGCCTAAGTCAATGTTAATTGGCTCTCCATCGTTAAACGGTGAGTCAATCTCCAAATCACTTGCTTCAACCTTGACTTTGGCTTTACGAGTTTTAGCAGGTGATTTTGATGGTTTGGATTCAGTGGGAGTCCAGCTCCAACCTTCTTCGTTTACCATCTTTTTTGCTTGAGTCAAACTACAAGCAAATTCTTCTTGATCCTTATATATGATTCTTAATCCCATTATACGGCTCCTTTAGTGTATTTATATAAAACCTTAAATGTTATGTCAACTTGGCCTATTGGATATACCGTGCCATCATCAACCGCGATGGTTGTGACATAACTGTTGAAGGCCTTTGAGTTTCTACTACGATCAACCTCAAGTTTCTCGCATATGGCTTCAATTATGGCATTCCTCTGTGTGTCTATGTTGTTGTTTACTGTTGTGGCTGAGCTTGATGCTCTCACATAAGCTGTGATGGTGTAATCTATGTCACCAAACCTTAGGTCAGCCATAGTCTCATCGCTACGGGCTTCTGTTGTAGTCCGCACCATAATACAGGGGTATTGCTCAATTGAAATATTTGTTGTGTTTATTGGGTTTCTTGACACCAACTTCACTTCAGGGACGGTAATCCCTTGTAAATCAGTGACAATGTCCAGTGCTATATCTTCTCTTATAGACACGGTTTACCTCACCAATCTGCCGAAATGCTCTGGTTGTTTTTCTGAATCTTCCACAGTGCCATCTCCATCAAAATCGTATTCAATACCATCTTGTAATAGAAGGTCAAACTCTTCTCTGAATTTGCTCTTGTAGAAGTCTATCATCATTCTGAATCTGTCTGGCTCAGCTGAATGTTGTGTTAGTCTTGGGAATATGTAGTATGCCAGTGTGTGAAACACTGCCGCTCTCTTGAATTGTGCGGCTGTTAATTTTGTTAAATCCATCTCTATGTTAGTGGATGCGAATAAGGCCCTGCCTGAGTAACTGCCGCTGACCTTGGCCCACCATTCTATTCTCAATAATCTCTGTATGTCCGCAGTGGTCTTAGAATGTAGATCACTAAAGTCTATGATACCAAACTCTTTGATTGTTGGCTCATATTCTAATAAGTCGTTGTCTGTAGCATAGTTGCTCATTGGGTGTCTCCTTTGTTAGCATTTGGGCGGATCCAGTCTCCCTTAGCCGCCCAAATAATGTTATCAAATAGATTCAAACTAATGATTAGTCTGAGTCTGATCCAATTAATTTAACACCGTGTGCATTTTGAAGAATCCCTTCTCCTTTTACCATACTCATCATAACATCAGTAGATCTTTTAGCTACTTGATATTGTGTTTGCATATTGATTGTGCCTCTTTGAGCATAACCAATAGCCGTTGGTGCGAAGATGGCACCTACTGCATTTGATTCAGCATCTGAGTCAGTGTTTAAGTCTCTTTTCACAAGAGATGATTCAAACACTTGACAGCCAGCTAATGAGCCAATGTAGTATTGTCTTAGAGTTGAGTTACCAATCTCTGAAGCCGCTAAACCAGCCGCTGTTGTGCTGTGTGTTAGCAATTTCTTTAATTGAAGAGCTTGTCTTGGTGATACAACTGCCGCTAATGGGCCTACCACTTTTGCCGCTCTTAAAGTTGCAACTGCTTCAAAGAAGTTGTCAACTGTGATTGGTGAGTCTTCTGTGCCAATTGATGATGAGAATGAATTGAATAATGCAAAAACATCAGTGTCAATTTTCTCTGCGATAGCCTGACCAGCATTGAAGCCTAAGTCAGCCATTACATCTCTCTCAGCTGAGTCTCTTAACATATCTGTCACATCAAAGTATGTGCCAATTTCTGCTAATGTAATATCAACTGAAGTAGTGTTAGTATCTGCGGCTGAAGGAGCTGTGCCTTCTGTTAAGTCGCCTGCTGATACACCTGCCCAAATTGGCACTTGCATTACTTTACCTGCACCAGCTGGGTATGTGAATTGAGTTACTAATTGTCTTGCTACACTTGATTCATATGCGGCGAATTGAGCATCAGCAAGGAGTTTAGTAAACAATTCTGAGTTAATTGTAGTATTGTTAGCCATTTTATTTCTCCTTTATGGTCTATGTTTAATATTTGGACTTGGTCTTATCCAAGTAATCCTGATAGATCTTTCTATCAGAAGGTTTCGTCATATCCAATTTGCTTATATCAAACTTTTCACCGCTACCAGCATTACCAACTTTTGTTTCACTGCCAGCACCTGATGGGCCAGCGGCTACGAAGTGTTGGTTAGCCGTTAAAAATTCTTTAATCAAACCGTCAATGCCAAGATGTGATCCATCTTCGCTGTATCTTGTTTGACCTGATTTAGGATCAACAACTTCAACCTCACCAGCTTCATTCAACTTAACTTGGTCTTTGAGTAGTGTCGCCACTTGATTTGGATTCACAGCACGGTTTTTAGCCGCTATGTCAACCAAACTCCCATCAACCTTGATAGTTTTGACTTGTTTCATCAGTGTGTCAATTTGGCCATCTTTCTTTTCAATGGTTTCTTTCAACAACTTCTCAAACTCGCCTTTGGCTTTGAGCTTGTCTTGTCTCTCCTTTTCAGCCTTCATTGATAATTCGTTGTAATACTCCGGGTCAATCCCATCGTATTTCTTTTCAAACTTCCTTCGCTCACGAGCGATTCTGTCCGCAACTACTTTATCCAAGTCAGCCTGTGTAAAAGTCTTTGCCTCATTTGTTGATTCTGTAAAATCTACATCATCAGTTTGAGCTTGAGTTGGCTCAGTGTTTTTAATTTCCGTTTCACTCATCGTTTTCTCCTTTTTTAAAAGTTATAAGTTTAACTCCAACAATATTTGTTGTGATATACATATTTAGTCCTTGCTCAGCTTCTCGCGAGCTTCACTTAGATTTTTTTTACTCTGTTGTATTATTACAGGCACTGGGGCACTGTTTTTACCACCTTTGGTGTAGTTGGGGTGGCTCCAAAAGTATACACAGTTTTTTAGATTGTTGTCATCTTCAAAACCCTGTATCAATTCGTCTAAAACCTCTACATCATCTGGCACATTGAGGTATATCACGGCATCATAGTATTCATCTTGCCAATACATATCCAAACGATGTATCTGGCTGTGATTGTAAGGCTCAAACCTTATACGGCCGTGTAGAAAGCTCTCAAGGCTCCAGGGACATACCCGCTCAATTGAGCGAAAGTATTCATACCAATTGGTCATTTAACCTCTTGATCTTTTAGCTCTACTTGATTTTTTTGATTTTTTCTTCTTGTCTTTTTTAGTCATTCTCGCCATTTTCTTCTCCTTGTGTGTTGAATAGAGCTGATATCTCTGGGTGTGTAGCAAGTATTTCTTGTTTGCTCATACCTGACTGTATCATCTCCATCATATGTGTAACTAAATCATCCGCTGTGGTTACAGGGGTGTGTGTTAAGGTCGTTGCTCCACCTTCTTGGGTTGAAGCTTTCACTTCAGCCAACAAATCTTCATCTTTTATAAGAGCATCAGCTAACATATTGTCAATCTCTGCGATCAACTTGCTATTGTTTGGCATAACTTCTTTTGCTGTTTTTAATAATGCGATAGTATTCGCTTTGTCGTGTATATTAAAGCTATCTGGATAGTCAATTAACATATCTTGTGTGCTTAAACCTTGATACAAAGCATATAGATCCCAAATGTGCTCTTCAGCTAACTGTAAGTTATCTGCTTTGCTTGATAATCTACTATTCAATAGTTGAAAATCAACTTCAAGTGCCACACCTGACATTGGTGTAGTGGTTGTTGATCTGACACCACCCATATTAGCCATTCTATTGATGCTGTTTATCTTCTTATCAATACTGTCTAATATTTGATTTATACCTGATCCGTTTGGCTCAAGCAAGAATGG